GCTAATCTGAAAAACGTCGACTTCCTAGTTACAAAAATTTCGCACTAGCCAGAGCATACAAGCGTATGTCTGGGTAATGTTACAAAAAATAACTTTGAAGCAATTAATAAATTAATAGCGTATTCAGACCGGCTTGGAGCTCGAACTTACTTAAAGAAGTAAGACATGACATCGACCATCATGTTTTAAGAAGAATTTAAATAGTTTCTTCACTATATGTACTATTTTAGCATGGGAACTATCAGTATAGCACTACTGGTTTTTGTAAGGTTTACTCCCTATACAGCTGTGGGTATTGAATCATAGATATATAATACAGGTACATTCAAAAAAAATATAAGTGAAAAATCAGTTCCACAGGAAACATACATATCTTGATTGAATTGTAAATCCTCAGATTTTGTTGAAACATGCTCTATTGTAGCCATAGTTATAAAACTATCTGTATCAGTACCATCAACAGATGTACCTTTTGTGCGAGCAGAAATATTGTTACCAACAAATTTATATCTGCTATACAGAGGTAATGATATTGTAGTACCAGCTAAATTTCTTTGCGATGTCAAACTTGTACCAGACATACCCATTGAATAAGAATCAGAATTAGAAAATTCTCTTTCAAAAGCTGTTGTGGAGGTAACAGCAGAATGCTGTCTAACCAAATTATTATTAGTAATTGTATGTAATTGTTCAGTGCGTGAAACCTCCAAAGCTGGAATCTCTGATGGCGTGTATGGGTGGATTATATAATTATATGCACCCCGGTTACCAACAAAACAAGTAGAGAACCAAGTAGTGTAGTTCCAAGCTACATAATTATAAGGTTCTGCAACAGCACTAACCAAACCTACTGCCGAATTTAAACCATCGGGATCATATCCTGGATACATTGGTTGTCTACCTAATATAGAATAGAAAACACATCGTAAATCCAGAGTCATAGTTTGGTCTCTTGAGTTTCTGAAGTATCTACACTTGCGTCTCATTAAAGTGCGTAAGGAATTGATACTTTCGCCCATATAAATCAAATTCATATTGGGATCAGCAATGGAAGGTTTGGTCCCTAATTCATATGTCTTTTGTTCACAATCGTAACTATCTCCTTGTACTACATAAGGACTATATGTAGAAGGGATATCAAGTGGGCATGCAAATTCAAGATTGTCAGCTCCTCTTACAAAAACAAGAACATCGATATCAGCAGATGTTACTGGACTTGTTTGTTGACTCAAGACTCTCATCGTCAACATCCCATTATAAGTTACACCAATATTGGTTGTTGTTGCACCACTTACAACAGCCTGGACATAATTTGGATCTAATGTTTTAAGATATGAAGTGGGTTGCGTATATGGAACAACAAACTCAACATCATTCTCTTGTGTTATATCCACTATCCTTGTATATGTTTCTGTTGTATAATCACCTGTTGACGCAATATCACCATAGGGGGCCCAATTAATTCTCACCCTACCACGATGGTATTTGGAACAGATAAATTTGAAACGAAAAATAATATCTCCCCGCCAATATCTAAAACACCTTGCAACATGCGACATAGGAGTTGCATATAAATAATAAGCTCCAGTAGATTCTTCACGATCATGCATTTGAGGTGTCACTTTTGCTTGAAACAAAGAAGTGTCAGAGGCTGAAGTAGCAGACCATGGAGTATTAAAAATATACGATTCTCTAGTTACAAAAGAAGATAGCATTAATTCATCATCAACATTAGCTCCCGCAATTTTTGGATCGATAGATAATTCATTCTTAGAATCAAGAGTCAATTTTTCAATAGGGGTTCCAATATCTGTTGCAGCCAAATTTGGGAAAGCTTTCGGTTGAAAAGCATGTACATCATCTATCACGGGAACATCTGTATAACCAAATAAAGATGCTATATCTGCCACTGCACCAGCGGCATATGATGTTGCTGTAGCAAATTCACCAATTATAGGTAAACTCGATAACTTACCCGCTGCTCTAGCTATTGCTGAAGCAGGTCGAGAAACAGAACCTGTATGACTGTATTCATCTTTGTTACCCTGGACTGCTAAAGAAGGTGTTGGACCAGCGACTTCTATATCTTCCGCCCAGGCGTAAACTGTGATATCTATATTATCACTAACAACACCATTAGCATTCTTGAGTTCATTAAAACTATTTAAATACATTATACCCATATTAGTCAAATCTGTTGAAGATGTGGCATTTAACCAATTTTTGTGATATAAAAATGGTAATACCATTTCACCTCCTTGACTATTTTGTGGATATAGATAAATATGTGGTCTTTGGGAAAAGGGGATATTTTCTTTGCGTGTTGTTGCAGAAATAATCACTGGAGCCGGATTGAAATTTGTCATAGGTTGATAAGATGATAATACACACCCATAAAAGAATGGTGAGGCATTTATAACAAATTTAAGATGTAGATTGCATCTAAGCATATAATAATTATCTAATTTTTTCTTTATGGATGTTTTATTAAAAAATGCATGCCATGGTCGAAAATTATCCGTTGCTGCATCAATTGTATTACCAACTGCCCAAGTCTTCTGATATATCTGTACAGGTCTTTGTAGAAAAGAACCCAACTCTATATTTTGAGATGAATCAACCTTAAGATAATCCATAGGGTGAGGTATAGCAGATATTACATTGTTTGGTGCATCTGTAAAACCCACATTTTGTTCAACATTTTCATCTTGTGTTGGGGCTGGTGAGACATCTATTCCATCATCTCCCTGTACAATTAAGTGAATCCCTTGTACAGATTCACTATTATAGCTATTAAGGCTGCTATTGCCTGCAGAGTTTTTACATGGGACTCCGCTATATCCCGACATAATATTACACATTTGTAAATTTTTATTTTTATTTTGTATTTTGACATTCAACATAAATTTTGGCCAACTGTCCTGTGTCTTTACCACCTAAGTAATCTTACAGTCATAAGATTCACACCTCATCC